ATACATAGACGCCGTTCAGATCCTTGAGCTTTCTGATAGCTGCGACAGTTGCATCGTTCATGAGGAACTTCGCCTTGCTGCGATATGGTGCCTTGAGAGAGTACACAAGGCTGATCAGCTCATCGGCGGTAATTGCCGTAGCGGAAGCTGCGGTTACGCCGGAAGGAGCACCACCTGCGGTAGAAGGGATGAACAGGCCAGTAGGTCTGTCGATAGCCGTCTGGCCGGTCTGCACAGCACCGTTGATGAAGGCATCCTCTTCAGCTTCACCGAAGGCGCGACCGAATTCCTCGGAGATGTAGCCTTCGATATCAAAGAAGCTGTCGGAAAGCAGCTCGTCGGACACCTTGATGAGGTCAGTCAGCTTAAAAGCGTCAATGCTGGTCTGCGCGAAGGTCGGATTGCTCTCGGTGTAGGCACCGTTCTCAGCAGTCCACGCCGCCTGCGTGTGACCATTTGCCACGGGGATCTTGCGCTCGTTCTGTGTGGTGATGACCTTGCAGCCGATAGTACGCATGATGTTGTTTTCATTGAGCGCCTGAACAAGGGTGTGCTCGAATTCAATCGGAACAAGGTATCCGCCGTTTGCATCGGTTCCTTCCTCAAGGACATCGCGGATTGCGGGATTGCCGGGATGACGGATGTTGTCCCAGAAGGCCTTTTTATAGGCTGCAGAAGCTCTGCCGGGCTTATCCTCCGGTTCATCCTTTACACCGGGCTTTCCGGTGAGCGGAGTAGAAGTCGGTGCGCTCATCATCTTGTCGATCTGCTCCTGACGCTGCAGGCGCTCGATATCCTTGGTGAGGTCGGTGACTTCCTTTTCCATCTTGTCGTAGGTTGCGGCATCCTCCGCAGAAACCATGCCGCCGTTCTGAGAGTGGCTATTAAGAAACGCCTTAGCGGCCTCCCACGCCTTCGCTCTCTTGTCCATGAGTTCCATAATCTGAGTCATAATAAAAATCCTCCTTTAATGTGCGAGAAGCGAAAGGCGCTTCTCAAGATCGGTTACTGGTACCATGTGTTTATTTGCTTCCGGCTTTTTCTTAGGAATCAGTCGGGAAAGCAGTGAATCAGTGACGGCCTTGCGGGAGAAAAGCATCTCCGCGTCAGCCGTATCCTCAGGGACGGATTTTTCTCCATCCCCGAACAGAATCTCGTCAGCGAAGCCGAGCTTCACGGCTTCTTTGGCGTTCATCCATGTCTCGGCATCCATGAGCTGTGAAATCTTGTGACGGGAGAGCCCGGACTTGATTTCGTAGGCATTCATAATGGATTCCTTGACTTCGTTTAACATGTCGATGGCTTTCTGCATTTCCTCGGTATCACCGATGGCGATGGTTGCAGGGTTGTGTACCATCATCATGGCCACGGGACTCATGCAGACCTTTGTTCCGGCCATAGCGATAACCGATGCCGCCGAAGCAGCAAGAGCATCAATTTTGACCGTCACATCATGTGGGTAATCCATCAGCATGTTGTAGATCTGCGCAGCAGCAAAAACATCACCGCCCGGAGAGTTGATCCAGAGGGTGATGTTTTCATCGCCTGCATGCAGTTCATCACTAAATAGCTTGGGTGTTACTTCGTCGCCGAACCATGTCTCATCGGAAATTTCCCCGTCGAGGTAGAGTGTTCGGTCGGAGCCAAAACTGTCCGGCTCCTTGTTTCGCACCCAGTTCCAAAACTTTCTGGTCATAGTGCCTCCTTCTTTCTGAACCGGGTGCGCCCGTCTTCGGGTTCCGGTTCGGTTTGTGTTTCCTTCGTTTCATCAGCTTCCTCCTGCGTCTGTGCCGAGACCGCAAAAATGCCTGCGTCCTTGAGCTTGGTCATATTGCCATTGATCAGGTACAGGTCGCCGCCTTCCTCCTCCGGAATACGGTCGAGGTTTTCAAGCTCCCTGATATCGTTAGCGGACATCCAGCCATTCTGACGTCCGACCGCATAACCGTTCATGCGGCTCTGGTAGTCGCCTCTGAGAAGCCCGTCCACATTGAACTTAAAGAAGTATTCCTTCTTTTCATCCAGAGAGAGCAGGGCTCTCTGCATGGACTGTTCCCAGCGACATACCCACGGGTCGAGCGTGTATTTCACGAATTCCAGCGACTGTTGCTCGATATTTGAGAAGCTCGATTTCTCAAGGTCGCCGATCATGTGAGGCGGGATGCGGAAGATACGTGCGATCTCATTGATCTGGAACTTCCTTGTCTCCAAAAACTGCGCCTGTTCCGGTGAGATGGAGATAGGCGTATATTTCATACCTTCCTCCAGCACAGCTACCTTGTTAGCATTAGAGCTGCCGCCGAAGGCAGAGCTCCAGCTTTCTCTAACACGCTCCGGATCTTTAACCACACCGGGATGCTCCAAGATGCCGCCGGGAGTCGCACCGTTTGCAAAAAACTTAGCTCCGTATTCTTCGCAGGCTATTGCCATGCCGATGGCATTCTTAGCCATTGCAATCGGGCTGTAGCCCACAAGACCGTCAAAGCCAAGGCCGGGAACGTGCAGCACGTCGGACGGCTGGAGTCTTACACGGCTGCCATTCATCGTGTGCGCCTCATCCTGTGCTGTTTGGTATTCGTAATAAAGCTCTCCGTTTTCATCGCGGTTGACCGTCATACGATTCGGCATCAGAGGATAGAGCGCGACTACTTCGCCTTTGCCGTTCCGGATGATCTGGGCGTAGGCATTTCCCCACAGGAGTAGATGCGTCATCAATGTTTCCCGGAATACAAAGGATGTCATTTCCGGATTTGGCTCATCGTGAAGCAGGAAATAGAGCGGATGATTTATCGCTTTTTCCTTGCTGCCGCCTTCGCCGTATCGATAGAGGTGAATCGGCAGTCCTGCAATCGCCTCGGACAGAATCCTCACGCAGGAGTAGACCGCCGTCATCTGCATGGCGGAGCGCTCCGTTACAGCCTTGCCGGAGGTCGTACCGCCGAAGAAGAAGCGGTAGGAGCTTCCGGTTGTTGAATTGGTAGGCTTATCTCTTGAACGAAACAGTCCTGAAAATATGCTCATATTGATCACCTGCCTTTCAGATAAATAAAATGCCTCTGTCGTCATAGACAGAAGCACCGTTGTCATTGCCGCAGCGGATCGCACGGTCAAGCGCCATGATGGTGGCGATAGCACCGTCGATCTTCTCTGTAGATTTTTCCTTGTCAGCCTTGATATTTCCGGCTGGGTCAGTACGAATGAAGATGTTATCCATATTCCAGCGGAGCACCGGGTGGCCGCCGTGAGCGAGCTTTTGCTCAAGTGTCAGCTTCATGAGTTCCTTTGTGGGCGGGCTCATATCCTTAAAGCCCTGTCCGAAGGGCACGACAGTAAAGCCCATGTTCTCCAAGTTCTGAACCATCTGGACTGCTCCCCAGCGGTCGAATGCGATCTCGCGGATATTGAAGCGCTCGCCGAGGCGTTCGATGAATTTCTCGATATAGCCATAATGAATAACATTGCCCTCGGTGGTCTGCAGCATGCCTTCCTTTTCCCAACTGTCGTAGGGCACATGATCGCGCCTCACGCGAAGCTCCAGCGTATCCTCTGGCACCCAGAAGTACGGGAGGATCACATACTTGTCGTCTTCATCCCGTGGCGGGAATACCAGCACAAAGGAAGTAATATCCGTAGTGGAGGACAGGTCAAGACCGCCATAGCAGACACGGCCTTCGAGGTCGTCCTCATTAACTGGAAAGGCACAGGCGTCCCATTTATCCATTGGCATCCAGCGGACAGCCTGCTTTACCCATTGATTAAGGCGTAGCTGCCTGAAGGAATTCTCTTCACCGGGGTTTTGCTTTGCCGATTCGCAGGCCGCTTCCACCTTGTCAATGCCGACCGTGATACCGAGAGAGGGGTTTGCCTTTTTCCACACTTCCGGATCAGTCCAGTCCTCGTCAGGTTCTGCACCGTAAATGACTGGATAGAAGGTTGGATCGACCTTCCTGCCGTCGAGGATGTCCTGCGCTTTCTGGTGGACTTCATAGCAGATGGTGTTTGTATCATTTCCAGCAGTGGTAATCAGGAAATACAGCGGCTGCATTCTGGCATCGCCGGAGCCCTTTGTCATTACATCAAAGAGTTTCCTGTTCGGCTGGGTGTGCAGCTCATCGAATACCACGCCGTGGATATTAAAGCCGTGCTTACTGTAGGCCTCAGCGGAGAGCACCTGATAGAAGCTGTTGGTAGGCTCATAGATGATCCGTTTCTGGGAGGTCAGTATTTTGACGCGACGATTAAGCGCCGGGCACATTCTCACCATATCCGCAGCAACATCAAAAACGATGGTGGCCTGTTGTCTATCTGCAGCGCAGCCGTAGACCTCGGCGCGTTCCTCACCGTCACCGCAGCAAAGGAGCAGGGCGACAGCAGCGGCCAGCTCTGACTTTCCCATTTTCTTAGGAATTTCGATATAGGCCGTATTGAACTGACGGTAACCGTTCGGCTTCAGGACACCGAACAGGTCGCGGATGATCCGTTCCTGCCAGTCGATGAGTTCGAAGGGCTTTCCTGCCCACGTGCCTTTGGTGTGGGTGAGCTGCTCGATGAACATCACCGCGAAGTCCGCCATCTGCTTGCTGTAGTGAGAAGTCTCTGCCATGAAGCGGGTCGGCTTATAGTTTTTCAGTTTTCGCATTGGCACGGTGGCCGCCTCCTTTCAGGGCAAAATAAAAGACCGCCATAGCGATCTGGTATCAGTACGAGAGAAAGAGCCTACTGGCTCAGTCTCCCGGAATATTCATATTCGGGTTTAATGCTTAGTTGTGATTCTCCAGCAGGATGCAAAGCGCCATCTCTGCTTCTTTGCAGGTGGGATGAATGTCCCAGCCTCTGTCGTAGTTGCAAACGATCTTGCCGTCAATCTTGATCATGAGCTTGCTGATTCTGCCGCCGTTAATGCCGTAGGTCTCGCTTGGCTCATCGTAGTGCTTTACCCAGTAGTGGCACTTGGTATATTTTTCCTTGTCCTTGGCATCCGGGATGCCGATAACTCCTTCGCTCCACATTTCCTTACGCCTCCTTTACCGTCATCTTGAAGGCCGGGATGAGGGCGTGCTCGTCGCTTCCGAAGTGGGTGTAGCGCTCCTTGACCTTTACAATTCCGTCCAGCGTGCAGCCGAGCTCCTCAAACTTTGCAATGGTCTCGATGAGGCTTGAGAAGGTGGAGCTGATGGTGAATTCCTTTACTCCGAGCTTCCGGCAATCTTCAAGGATCGCTTCGATGTCGTAATCCCAGATGACTTCGGCGAAGTTCGGCAGGTCGTTTCCGGCTTCCTTGCTGTAAAGGTAGGCCTGTCCCAGCGTCCACTGGCATCCGATCTCTTCCCAGCGCATTCCGGGCTTCGCGTTTTCTATGGCTTCGATTGTGTACTTCATGGTGGTTCCTCCTTGTGGTTGTTTTCCCTTTTGGTATGTACATATATCACTCTGAACGCCTGTCATAGCAAGCTATTTATCGAAATAAATGTGACAATCCTGAGGGAACATTTGAGGCCTAAATTGTGTAGTTTATGCCTCGCCGGACATGATGAATTTCACGTATTCAGACCGGTGATCCTCAAGGTATAAAACCAGCTCGTAGAAGTCCCGTTCATAGGCCAGCCGCTGCACCGTGTTTACATCGAACATATTTGTAAGGCCGGTATCCCGTATGGCGAGGATCTGCTCCTTTACCTTTTCGTCCATATCAGTCCACCACCTTTCGCACACGGTCGATGCCGTAGATGACATTCAGGCCGGAGCCATTGTCCCAGTTCACCATAAGGCTGCCGGTATCGTCGACTCCCGTAACGGTTCCCTTGGTGCCGATAGGCGGAGCCTGCACATCGTCCATCTGGAGAAGCTCCACGCGGGTGCCTGCCGGGTAGCGGGAGCGGAGCGCTTCAAGCTGCTCTTTTGTGATCATTCGCATGCTGCCACCTCCTTTTCCGGTGCGCCGTTCTTCCAGCTGGAGTTGCCGGAGAGGTTCTTAAGGAGAATTTTGCGCTCTGCCTTATATTCGTTTCCGATGAAGCCAAGCCGCAGGAGGAAGCAGCGGAATGCGTACTTTTCGTTGTCAACTTCCTTCTCAGTGGCACTGATGCGCTTCAAATCCCGGCTCATCTTGCCAAGGGCTGCAATGAAGTGGGTGTAGGCCTTGACCTCATCCGGCTCCGGCATCTCAGTAAACCAAGGGAAGCTGACCGTATCCTCTGTGACTTCAATGCCAAGGTCGTCAATGCCGAGTGCCTTCTTGATGAGGCGTTCCTTGGCTGTGAGTAGGTTGGTGAGATTTCCGACCGCCACCTTGTCGAGCGGGAGGCTGACTGTAAGACCGGTGGCTTCATCGTCGCTTTCGACCTCTTCGGTATCCTCCGGTGTGAAGCCATCCGCGATCAGGTTGTGGATGATGCGTTCCAGCTTGTCTGCGTCCTCGCAGGTTACGCCGCCTTCTTTGTCGACCGTGATGTCGCCGATCTCGTAAGCGCAGGTCGGCATACGCATGTAGATCGCCTTGTCGCCGGTGAGGTTTTCAATGGCTGCGACTAATGCTTTTCTGTCGTTTCCGGTTACGTTGTAATTTGCTTTCATGAGTGTGTTCCTCCTTTGTGAGATTAAGTTTTTTTGCTGTGCCTTTCGGCATGTATATACATCACTCTGAAAGCCTTATTTATCAAGCGATTTCCGACATTTTCTTGAGTAGAAAATCGCCGAAGAATCCGGGCAGAAATTGTGTATTATACACTCGCCGTCGGAGAGGTCTCGACTTCCTTTGCCAGAGCGGAATAGAGGAGCTTTTCGCCGTTTCTTATTACATACACATTCTCATCATCACCGGTATCCTCCACGTAACGGCGAAGGATGACAGAGGCGTATTTCGGATCGAGCTCCATCATGTAGCAGACGCGGTTTAACTGCTCACAGGCCATCAGTGTGGAGCCGGAGCCGCCGAAGGTATCAATAACTACAGAATTCTCCTGAGAGGAATTCTGGATGGGATAGCCCAGAAGGTCGAGCGGCTTACTGGTCGGGTGATCCTTATTGCGTTTTGGCTTATCGTAGTTCCAGATGGTGGTCTGCTTGCGGTCGGAATACCACGGATGCTTGCCGTTTTGCAAAAAGCCGTAGAGCACAGGTTCATGCTGCCACTGATAATCGGAGCGACCGAGCACGAGGCTGTTCTTTACCCAGATACACACACCGGCGAGGTGAAAACCTGCGTCAATGAATGCCTTTCGGAACGTGAGCCCTTCGGTATCCGCATGGAAGCAGTAAGCGGCTCCGCCTTTTTCGAGGTGGTCAGCCATGTTCTTAAAAGCTGCCAGCAGGAACCTGTAAAATTCCTCGCCCTTGAGAGAGTCGTTCTGGATCGTAAGGCCGTCCGAGGCTTTGAAAGATACGCCGTAGGTCGGATCGGTCAGGACGAGGTTTGCTTTCTTGCCGTCCATGAGCTTTTCCACATCTTCCGGCGAGGTGGCATCGCCACACATAACACGATGCCTGCCGACTGTCCAGATGTCGCCGGGCTCCACGAAAGAAGCCTTCTCAAGGGCAGCGGTGAGGTCAAAGTCATCATCGGCGATGTCCTTTTCATTCCCGGTGCCGAGCAGCTTATCCAGCTCACCGGCGTCAAAGCCGAGGAGAGATAGGTCAAAGGACTGATCCTGCAGGTCAGATAATTCGACCGACAGCATTTCCTCATCCCAGCCTGCGTTGAGCGCCAGCTGATTGTCCGCAAGGATATACGCACGCTTTTGTGCTTCCGTCAGGTTCTCGGCAAAGACGCAGGGCACGGTTTCATATCCTTCCTCGCGGGCAGCCGTAACGCGACCGTGGCCGACGAGGATGTTATAATCTGCGTCAATGACCGCAGGACTCACAAAGCCGAACTCCCTGAGAGAAGCTCGGAGCTGTGCGATCTGTTCTTTGCTATGTGTCCGGGCATTCCGGTCATAGGGCACCAGCTTATCAATAGGTACCTGTTCCAATTTCTGTGTGTTCATTTACATATTCCTCCTGCTTCGAAGCAGCTGCTCCATCACGCTGTCCTGCGGGCTGCCCTCAAAGGGCTCGGTGCAGTTTTGCTTTACAATGTCGTAAATTTCGTACCAGAGCAGGTTGGCCTGCTTCTGAAAGTTCATCAAAAGCTGTGTGAAAGGGCTCGCAATGGCAGCGCCGGTGGTCGGGTGCTTTCCGAGCATTCCGTATTTGCTGACCGCTTCGGAACACTGGATATACCGGGCAAAGGCCTCAGAATAGCTTTCGAGCAGGCGCTTGTTTACCAGCCTCTCGCAGCCACGTTCCTTGAGCCACAGCCATGTTTCTTTATAGATTTCATCTGCGCCGAGGGGCTTGCCGTCCTTCTGCAGAGCAGAGAGGTAATCGTCCGGACTTGGCATATCCATGCCTTCCAGCTCTACGCCGTCACCGATGTCGTCAACATCGAAGTCGGTCATGTCTTCTGTGAAGTCCGGCAGCTCCATACGCTTTGCAGGTGCGCCTTTCATTATTTTGTCGGCGAGGGCGTCCGGCTTGGAGCCAGCTTTGACACGCCGCCCGCCGCGATAGGTTCCGTCTTTCGCCATGTCGATCACTTCCATTTCTGTGGTGCAGGGTTTAATACCCTGTTTGAATTGCAATTTTTGCGTAAAAGACCCCGCGCCGTTTTCCGGGGAAAAGGGTCGTAGAGATTTTGACCGCCCTACCGGTCGCCGCGCTCGTGGTGAATCTTCTCGTGACACGAACGACAAAGACTCATAAGGTTGGACTCGTCATTCGATCCTCCCTCAGCAAGCGGCACGATGTGGTGGACTTCCTCAACCGCGACGTAGCGTCCTTCCTTTAAGCACTGCTCACAAAGCGGGTGCTTATGAACGTAGCGGTCACGGATTCGTTTCCATGCTCTGCCGTAGCGTTTGCCGGGAGAGTAGCCACGCTGGAACTTCTCGTAGTGCTGTTCCATGACCTTGGCGTGCTCCTCACAATAAACACCGTCCGTTAGGTGTGGGCAGCCGGGATAGCGGCACGGTCGTTGTGGTTTTCTTGGCATAAGCCGTGCCTCCTTTCAGGGCATAAAGAAAGCCCTGCAGGATGTTCCCGCAAGGCTTGTGTGCTGCGCGTGCAGCTGTTTCTTTATTCTTTTCGCTGATTATATACTATCATAAAGGGCGGGTGGACATCTTAGGACAAAGCAGGACATTTCGGGCGCATTTCAAATGATAATTGGATCATCCGGAAGTGTTACATGAAGGAGCGCCTTGCCGTGCCAGCGACGAATGGTGCGGGCATCTGCACAGAGCTCCATTCCGATCTGCTCCCATGTATAGTTATGGATGTACCGGTACTTGAGTACCATGCGCTCGTCGGTATCAGGAACTGCCTCAATGACCTCCCGTATCTGTTTCTTAAGGTCTGATAGCATTTCCAGCTCACCGGCGATTTTCTTTTCCAGAGTCCACAGCTTCTCAAGCGTTCGGACAAAGGGTGCTTCCGTATTTCGGGAAGTCTGCACGCGGTCTTTATCATATTGGATAGCCGACACGCTACCCGCCATCTCACGCAGGTTTTGTGCTTCCATCGTGTCGGACTTGATTCTCTGATCAAGGCGGTAGGCCTGATGGAGATATTCTTTTACTGTCATAAGGACTTCGCCTCCTCTCGTAGTTTTTGTATGAGATACTCGCCATCCACACTCGTCAGTGCTTTGTACCAGCCGGAGCGGAAGAACCGTTCACATTCCATTGCATCCGACATGGCGGCTTGATTGCCGGGCTTCTTTTTCAGGCGCTTCAGGGAGTCCCGGTAATCCTTCACTGCCTGCAGCACGATGGCATTGGCGAGATTTTCATAAGGATCGGTCATCACACCACCTCAAGGTCAGCCTTGACCGCGTCAATCAGTGCGGTCTGCGTCATCTCTTTCTTGGATAGCGCCTTTACGATCCTTTCGTCGATGGTGCCCTTGGTAATAATGTGCTGGATCACCACAGTGCCGGATTCTTGACCTTGCCGCCAGAGACGGGCGTTGGTCTGTTGATATAATTCCAGCGACCATGTAAGACCGAACCACACAAGGGTGGAGCCTCCGGCCTGAAGGTTCAAACCGTGACCGGCAGAGGCCGGATGGATGACTGCTACAGGAATCTTTCCCGCATTCCAGTCAGCAATATCGCGGCTGGTCTTGATCTCCCGAACATTGAAGCGGTTCTTGATGCGACTAAGGTCATGCCGGAACCAGTAGGCCACAAGAAGCGATTTTTCATTGGCGGCCTCGATAATATCCTCCAAAGCGTCCAGCTTCCTATCGTGGAACTCGATGACCTCACCGGTATCGGCATATATGGCACCATTTGCGAGCTGTGAGAGTTTGCCTGTAAGCGATGCAGCATTGGCAGCAGTCACCTCACCATCAGGGAGCTGCAATATGAGCTCCTGTTTCAAATCTTCATAACGGCTGCGCTCAGAGTCAGAAAGCTGCACTTCATATTCTGTTGAAACCAGCTCCGGCATCTTCAGATGGTCGGTAGATTTCATGGAAATCGTGATATCCGAGATCCTCCGATAGATGGCGTCCTCCGCATAGGGCAGTGGCTTGTAGGAGTAGATGATCTCGCCGTTTCTCTTGTCCGGCATGAAGTAATTTGTCCGGTACTGTGTGATAAAGCGTCCGAGGCGCTCGCCCATATCCAGCACTTTAAACTCTGCCCACAGATCCATGAGACCATTTGAAGAAGGAGTGCCTGTGAGCCCGATAATGCGATGGAGCTTCGGCCTAACCTTCATCAGAGACTTAAAGCGCTTGGATTTATGATTTTTGAAGGATGACAGCTCATCGATAATCACCATATCGAAGTCAAAGGGAAAGCCGGACTCGTCAATGAGCCACTGCAGGTTCTCGCGGTTGATGATCGTGATGTCTGCTCTCTGCATGAGGGCAGTTTTACGCTCCTTCGGTGTCCCGACTGCGACCGCATAGGTCAGACCTCTTAGGTGCTCCCATTTCTGGATTTCTGCTGGCCATGTATCGCGGGCGACTCTTAAGGGAGCTACCACTAAAACGCGATGCACTTCGAAGCTGTCAAACAACAGGTCATATACTGCCGTCAGACTGATGATCGTCTTGCCAAGTCCCATATCTAAAAGGACTGCGGCCACAGGGTGCTTTTCAATATAGCGGATGGCATAGTCCTGATAATCATGTGGATTGAAGTTCATCGATCATCCCTCCAATCTGCGCCGGGTCGTCAATGACATAGACCCGGTATCCGAGTTCCTGAAGCAGCCTGTGACGTGAGAGCTGGAGCGGGCGTGGCTTTTTGCCGGGAGCCTTCAGCTCTGCGAAACCGATATGGCCGTCAGGTAATAAGATCAGACGGTCGGGCATTCCTGCGAAAGAGGGACACACCAGCTTAAGCGCAATCCCGCCGGACTTTTTCACCGCCGTCGTTAACTTGTTTTCTATCTGTTTCTCATTCATAGGTAACCTCCGTCAGGTGCGAATTTCCGGCGATGTGCAAGGTGTATCAATGGTATTTACCAAACTTTTTCTTAGAGCTATTTTTTAAGGCCTAAGAGAGTTTTTATATAAGACCTTGATACACCTTGTCATAGTCCCGGATTACTGCAGAAAATCTTCCTCTGCGCCGTTGTCCTCATGAATCTTTAAGCCCTTGAAATAGCGCTTCCGATTCAGTGTCAGCCGCTCGAATCCGGCTTTCTCCAGCGCAAAGTAAAAGTCTGCCGTGCTGCGAACATACTCATTGCAATCCAGCGAGTAGTTGCGGTATGCCTGATAGAGCGCCGAGGAGCTTTCCTTAAAGGACTCATCTACATCGCACTTCTCATCCAGAAAATGTCCGAACCAGTCGTTCTGGCTGCGATATTCATCGATGGCCTTCGTCACGCAGTCCGGTACCGGAATCTGGTAGTCCAGCGCGATGACCTTTTTAGCTCCTTCGATGATCCATGCCAGAATGCTTTCACCGGCATTTTCATACAGGTACTCACCGTAATTTTTGATGTCGGCCTTGCCTTCGATCTTGGCATTGAACGGGATCACGATAAGCCTGCGCCAGATACCGTCATCGGAGGCGGAGACGCGAGGCAGGTGGTTCGTATACAGCACCAGCGTGTGGCAGGGCTTGAAGGAAAACGGATCTTTATATTTCTTCTCTGCAAATACATCATCCGTAGAGCAGAGCTGCTTGACGGTGGAGTCGTTGAGCCTTGCGCCTTCCTGCATTTCCGCAGCGATCAGCAGGCGCTTGCCTTTGACCTCAGCCATTTCCGGCTTGATGTTCCTGCGGCAGCCGACGGTCAGGGTATCTGCGGATATATTTCCACTGTAGAGTCCCAGCACGCGGGAGATGGCATTCCAGAAGGTGGATTTGCCGTTGCGCCCATCGCCGTATGCGATGATGAGCGCCTCCACAAAAACTTTCCCGATTGCAGCAAGGCCGCAGATCATCTGAACATAATCGATGAGCTGCTGATCCTTCTGAAAAATGAGATTCAGGTTGTCCAGCCAGAGCTGGGTTCCCTTGACGCCGGGTGAGACCGAGGTAATTTTCGTAATGAAGTCATCTGCGGAATGTTCACGGGCACCGGCACAGCCTAAGCGAAGGTCATAGGTCGCTTCCGGTGTACAGAGCAGGAAGCAGTCCGCATCCAGATCCCTTGGCGAGATTTCCAACATCGGATGGGATTCCTTGAGGGTTGACGTGATGTTCTTGGAATCACGCCTGCGGATAGCAAAGCTCTGATAGGCTTTTGCGGCAAGGAACTCCTGATATGCCTTCATCTGTTCATCGTTCATGAGCTGTTCGGCCTTGGTCTTTGATGTATTGTCGAGGATTTCCTGAGCTCCGCAGTTTTTGAGCTTCTGCAGCGCTTCACACATGAGCCGGTTCGACTCGTTCAGCTGCCTGCGGGTAAGCTCATGGGCGACAGCCTGAGCGCCGGGTTCCGTTTCCTGCCAGTAATGGTCGCTGTAGCGGATGAAGTGGGTGGCCGGTGAGTAGCGCAGCTCGTTCGCAAAATACTTAGAGAGCACTTCGGCCTGTCCGACGTCGGAGAAGTCCTCCGGCATATAGCTGTTCTCGTCGTTATAGATTTCCGGAGGAACGTATCCGTCCTCGCGGCTGATTTTTGAATAAAAGCGCTGGGCACTATGCCAGATTGTGGAGAGCTCACTGTTGTCGAGAGGCGGCACGCAGGTTGCGGCCTTCTCCAGAAAGCTCTGATAGGCCTTTTCTGTGTCACCATACTTCTTGATGACGATTCCAGCGAAGCGGGACATGGTAGCGTTACGGCTTCCTTCAGGGATCACAGCATCCTTTTCATGGCCGCCGGGCAGGTCAGCATCGAACTCGACATCATTCAAAAATTCCGTGAGGTTCATGCGTCCGGGATAGAGCTCCACATCCGGTTCCTGCGTCCCGAAAAAGAAACGCGCCGCATCCAGAGCCTTGGTATCGAAATACGGGAATATGGAATTGACCAGCTTCTTCATGTCGCTGTACAGGGTGGCGTCCGTCACGCGATCAATGGGAAACAGAACATGGAACTTCGGTCTTGCGGGCTTCCCGTTTTTCTCACGCTGATTAAAACGGCTGTAGTGGATTGCGATGCTGACACCGGGAAAGGCCTCAAGCACATCTGCCGGTGTTACCCAGTCCTTTGAATCTTCTGAGTGGTCATTGTCACAATCTACGGGCAGGCAGTCGGCTGAGAGGAAGTTGTCGTTGTTGCGGTAGTGGTTTTTGTATTCCGCGCACACATAGTCGTGGCCGACAGCAGCTTTCAGGGAGTCTACGTCCATGACTATGGTCTTGTGCGGATAGGAGCAGTTTCCGGGATTGCCGATAAAGTCTGCACTATACAGGGTAAGCATCAGTCATACACCTCCTCCGATTCTTCCTCCAGCACCTTTGTGATAAATTTCAGTGCGCGGATCATGGTTTCCAGCTCACAATCGCCACCGAGGGTTACTTCAAAACCGTTGCAGCCGAATCTGTCTATAAAAGGCGTGACATGGATATCTGTGCTGGCTTCATCGGAAATGCGGAAATAGGTGCGTCCGCCGTGGCCGGTGTCGCCACCTTTGTAGCCGGTTGTTCCGGCTTCGACCTGCAGGATATTGGCACTTACAACATCGCGGGTGTAGGTAGTGATCTCAGTGCCATCGAAAAGCTCTCTGCGATTTTCTTTAATTTCATACATAGCGTTAGACCTCCTGACATTCTTCTGTGAAATAGCGCAAGCGATAGTCCTTCCACTTGGCGCGTTTGATTTCTGCTTCCATCCCGGATGAGATGCGGCTTCCGAATACCCAGACCTCCGCACACTTGCTCATGAGGGCATTTCCGAAGAAAAGACCAAGCTCACGTTCATCCGGATTGTCATCATCAATGAACTGCGGAAATAGCAGATGCGGTGCGATAGGGATATATCCCTTGTCCACGGCAAAGCGGCTGTAGCGTCTGGCATTGGCCACATTTGTCTCCACATCTCCGGAAAACGGAGAGCAGATGTAGGCGATAGGCCGGAAAGCACGAAGGGACTGCTTTTCATTTGCAGCAATCCGGGAGAGTGCTTCACCTGCAGTTGGGTCAGGATAGCCTTCGCTGTTGCGATAATCGTTGCTCACTCAAAAGTCCTCCTTTCCGGGCAGACTTAAAGGCGTCCACCTCCAATTTCCACTGGAGATGAACGCCTGATTTGAGCGGACGATTTTTAATCTTTTTTGTAGAAGGGCGTGACATAACCATCGGCGCGGAGCTTCAGGCCTTTTGCCCACGGCGGAGTCCTGCCCATCTGTTCACAGAGAACGTCAAGAGACATGTGAGGGTCTGCTTCGATGACCAGTTCGTCGTGGATATGCATGACGATGGAGCAGCAGCGCAGCGTCTTCATGGCATAGCAGAGAATGTCGCGGGAGGTTGCCTGCACGATATTTTCCACGAATTTCGGCCCGTATGAATCGAGCTGTTCCCATTTTTTCGTGCTGCCGATGCCCTCATAGGTGACACACTCGCCTCCGAATTTATTCGTACCGATCTTTGGCTTTACATAGGCGAGGTTCCGTCCGGAGGGCAACGTAATAAAGAGCATCCCGGAACGGCAGGAGAAAGTAAGCCCATAGCTGCTGGTTGTGTGTTTATACTTCACAGCCTCCATGACAGAGCGGTCAACATCCCACCAGAATTTTACGATGTTGGGATTTGTCTGCCTCCATGCGTCCACCAGAGGAGGAAGCTCATCCTCGGAAAGTCCCATCTCTATAGCGCCCATTGCCTTTAAGGCTCCGACCGAGCCGCCGTAGCCGAGCGCGAGTTCCGCGATTTTGCCTTTTTGACGCAGATGGCCGTTAATGCCATGCTTCTCAACCGGAACATGGAACATCTGACTGGCACTGGCGCAGTAGATGTCACCTCCGGTTTCAAAGACTTTTTGACGCCACGTCTCACCGGCATACCACGCGATGACTCTTGCTTCGATGGCACTGAAGTCGGAAACATAAAACTGCGTACCGTCCTTCGGGATAAATGCTGTCCGGATCAGCTGAGAGAGGGTGTCCGGAACGTCCTCATATAAGAGCTTTACAGCATCGAAGTTGCCGGATTTTACAAGGGCACGAGCATCGGCCAGATCCGGGAGATGATTTTGCGGGAGGTTTTGTAATTGTATAAGCCTGCCTGCCCAGCGACCGGTACGATTGACTCCGTAAAATGCAAACATGCCGCGAGCCCTGCCGTCATCACAGACCGCACGCTCCATAGTCTGATATTTCTTAACGGAGGATTTGGCAAGCTGCTGTCGGAGCTCCAGAACGGTTTGAAGTTCTGGCGGAGCGGTTTTGATAAGCTCTGCCACGACTTTCTTTCCAAGGCTGTCAGTTTCGAGCCCGTTGTCGGAGAGCCACTGCTTCATTTGCTGGACGGAGTTTGGATTGTCAAGTGCTGTCATATCTTTCATGGCAGCAGTCAATTCTGACCGGGAGCGGGTGTCCATTTCGATGGCTTCCTTTACCAGATCCATATCGAGCCGGACACCACGGTCGTTGATTTCCTGATCGATGTGGTATTCATCCCACACCGCCTCCGGCACAGGGAATTTTGCAAGACGATCCTTAATGCCGATCTCGGTTTCCACATCGCGGATGTTATATTTTTTGAAGGCTTCCCACTTGTCCGGCGCATGGAAAGGGTGATTCCTCGTGCGACCGCCGTTTGCTTTCGTCGGAGCGCAGGGCACGGAGAAGTATTTGATCAGGTCTTTTCCCTCCGTGAGTTTCTGTTTTTCAAGACCGAGGACGGCACCGACGCCTTCCAGAGAGAGCGGCAGTCCCATTGTTGCCGCCCAGACCATAGAGCAGCGCCAGCTTTCCGGATTCAAGAAGCGTGCGCATTCGGTCGAGAGAGGGTGGTTATCATGGAAGGGATCAAGGCTTACTCCAAGATCACGGAGATATCGTGATAAGCACACCCGTTCAAAATTTGCGTTGAAAGCCCATTTGATGACAGTATCATCAGTCAGAGCATCTATAATTTTCTGTGGCAGGTGCTCTCCCTGTGCAAGGTCAATGACCGTCACCTCGGAGCCGTCGGCACTGTAGCCGAACAGTAGTATCTCAAAATCCGGTGACTCGGCATATTTATATACGCCGCACTTGGATAGGTTCACGTCGCTGTAGGTTTCGATATCAATACTGAGTGTTTGCATAGATTTTCACCTCAATTCAAACAAGCGGCTTAAGATCACTCCTAAGCCGCCTGCCGGTACTGGATTATTTCAGGGATTCCATACGCTTGATATGGTATTCGTCGTCCTGCGCGGCCTTTTTCTCCTCGCGTTTCTCACGCTTGAAGTCGTTGATCACTGTCTGGATGGCGACCACTGCCCAAGACAGGACTACGATGCAGAAGCATCCGATCAGGATGTTGCAGAGAAGGGATGAAATCATAACTGTGCTTTCCATTGTTTTGCGCTCCTTTCCTTAGTTGAGAAAATCTTCATCGTCTTCAGTAGCAAAGTCGGACTCAGCGCTTGCCTTGCCACCAAGAGGCTCACCGTCGCGGATCTTCTGCAAATTGTTAAGCCCGCAGGCGATTCCCTTGTTGCCGGAAGAGTTGAAAGCATAAAACGTGATGCTGGCTCTACCGTACACGCCGCTGTACACTTCGGAACGGGTAAGAATCGGATTCAGGTCTGCGTCCACGATGCCGGGAGCAGAGGTTGCATTGGCATTAACGAAGTAGGCATTCTTGTAGGCCTCGTCGTCCGGACGCTCTGCATCGCCGTCACGCAGAGGAGTCTTCAAAACAGAGAGCGCCGGTACGGACTTGCCGTTGCCCTTGAGCTTGGCCTCGCCCTCCTTGTAGGCAGCCTCGATAGCAGCCTGAATCTTGGCGATGGTCTTGGTGTCGGACTTCGGGATGATGAGGCTCACGCTGTACTTGGGAGTGCCGCCATTGATAGACTTCGGCTCCCAGACGTTCGCATAGCTCCAGCGAGTGTCAACACCGGTGATAACCTTCATGGGATTGCTGATTTTTACATTTTTACTCATTGTCGTTTTCCTCCATAAAATCATTTTTTGCTGTATTCATGGCCGGGCGCTTGTCGCTATCCGGCACAAGTGTGGGTTTGCCCTGCGGCTTTTCGATGTAAGCCGTCAGGAGTTCATCAAAGCGGGACTTGCCGAGGAGCTTCTGCATGGCGGTGATGCCGAGCAGCTTTTTCTCATACGGGTCAAGGCCTGCTTTCTCGACCGCGTCAATGACGGCGGACTCATTGCTGTATCTGCGGTTGCTGCGTCCTTCGACGATCTTGAAACCTGTCCATTCCTTACCGGAGAGAGCCTGCTGCAGAGCGTATTCCTTAATATCGGAAGCCCAGCTAACCAGTTCATCTACCTTGCCGAGAATGACTTCGATCTCGGTATCCGTAAGCAGTGGCGGGAGCTTGAAATCATGCTGCGCGAGCTTCAGATTTGCCTCAGCTCTGGCGCGGCACTCGTTCTTAGCCTTACAGAAGCCGCACCATTCACCGCACAGGAAGTTCCCGTCACCGGCAAAAGCCAGATCTGCGGTAGGCTTTAAGACTTCATCTGCCCAGCGATACAGGTCGTCCTTGCTGATCTCATAGGTGCTGACGTTCTGGCGTCTCGGTTGGTAAATGGTCATGGAAACCTGATCGATGTCGTAAATGTCATCGAAAAGCTCCAAAGCGCCGAGGGCATAACACTGCATCTGCGGATTCTCCTCTGCGGAGACTAAGACGCCTAAGCCGTGCTTGTAGTCGATCACCCGGAGCGTACCGTCTGCAATGATGACGCAGTCGGCGGTTCCGAAGCCCTGTTCTACCCAACGGGAGAAGTCTACTCGCTGTTCGATAAGGACTACCGGGTCAGCACAGGTCTCCTTGGCGGCTTCGATCTGCTCCAGCACATATTCGGCATAGCCGCTGGTGCAGTCCTCCATCTCCTCGGAATACCACTTGAGGCTGTCGGTCGGATCATCTGAAGGAAGTCCCAGCGCGGTTTTCAATTTGTGCTCGCCAAGCGCATGAGCGTCGGTGCCTTCTGCAGCGTAGTCTGATCCTTTGTCCTCATAGGTTTCGCAGAGCCTTGCCGACGGCGGGCAGTGCAGCCACCTGTCGGAGCTGGACGCGGACAGGATTGCGTGTGCTTTAGCTGCCATTGCCGATCACCTCCGCGTCCTTCATCAGGGCTTCGTAGTTTGTCGGATCGATCTCCGAGAGCTTTGCGGCACCGTACTTTTTAAGCAGGGCGCGTACTTCTGCGGTATGACCGGCGCGGGACTTCTCAGCAAGGACAGCTCTTACGTCCTCCAGCTTGAGTTCAGGCTTCGGTTCCTTCTTTGTGGGAGCTTCCGTGGCCTGCACTTCGTTGTCATCGCCGGAAAACTGCTGGTAGAGCCAGTCGGCTGCGGCATTAATAGAAGCAGCAGCGGTGCGGAGCTCTTCGATGGTCTGTGCCATTTCTGCCATTTTTGACATTTTCTTTTCCTCCTTCCTCGGATTGGCTTGCGGCAAGAAGTGAGAGGTTCCTTGCCAGTCTGGCGGATACGTGACTGATGGAATTCAGGAGCTTGATCTCTTCGTTTACGTTGCCGCCTGTGTCTGCGTAACTGCGAATCATCTGTTGTTCACCTCGCTTTCTGAAGGCTGTGTTCTCTTGCCTTCACCTTCCACTGGAGATGAACTGTCGATTTGAGCGGAGGATTTTATAAAAATTTTCCGACCACCATCCGAAAGAGGGACAGCGGCCGGAAAGGGTGTGATGATTACTTGTTTTCGATCTTATGAAGCTCGGTGTAGTAGCGCTTCATCTGGTCAGCAAAGGTACGCTGCGGGCGACCGAGTGTCTCTGCAATCTTACGATCAGAAATCTTCGGATTGTTGAGTCGCATCTGGATAATGCGGTCTGCATCAGGATCAAGTTCGCGGAACCGGGCAATGAGGTGTTTGAGCAAATCGCGGTCAGCAATAATATCTTCTATAGAAGGTCTGCTGTCCGGAATGTAATCTCCAAGAGTGCCGTTGCCGTCCGGAAGCGGCTCGTCGAGAGAAGTGGTATCGGGAGCGTGGTATTCGCACAGGTCGCACTGCCCGTCGCATTTCCAGAGATAGCGTTTGGTGCACATACAACGTCCGTGATATTGCTCGCGTTTTTGTGTTGCCCAGATATCTGGGTAGAGGGCGCGATACTGCTCCTCTGTGATAGGGGTGAGTGCGACCTTGAAGGGATTCTCCGGGTCACGAAGTGGAAAGTAACGCTGGTTGTCATTGTTTGTCATTTTAAGACCTCCGATTTTCGATTTCTCGAACCGGAGATCTCAAAAGGGCGCAGTTATCCTATAGAAAGAGAATGCAGTCCTCCGGATTTCTCCGATTCGGATTGCAGCTTTCTTGCTCATCAGATAGCTGTGTACATATTTACTTGGCTGTCGAATAACGTGAGCCATCGTTGATCGGACGATGCATTACGCGACAGATGCTTCATTCAAAACGCAAACCAAATATCCATATCTCGAACAGAATATTTGACATTTGGCTCACTTCGTGCTATAATATTTACGGTTGTTTTTTGCGCCCAAAAGTATGTTAGAGCACGCTTGTTTGAAGCTGAGACCAGTATATAAAATGGGTATCTTCAGTTTGGGTCTTGTTTGGTTCAACGTGGTTCGGCGTGGTTCAAATCTTACGGAGAAAGGAGACGGAGGGTTTTGGATTTTAAGACGCTTTTTTCAATATTGAAGAAGCACATGGCCGACGGCGATGATGTGCCGTATTTTTTCCGTGAGATTATGGCTATGATCACGACTGTTACTGAAGAGGAGTGGGGATCGAGTAAAGATCCATCCGTAAAGACAAAGGATGAGACCCTGCGCAATTATGCTAAACGAGGTTTGTCTAAGAAACTCGCGCAGACGATTGTTTACAGACTTACTCCGGAAATTCTGACAGAGAGAATTAATGAAAAGAATGATACGCAAAGGTCTTTGCTGGCAGATGACTTGAGAGGTTATGACGCCACAATAGATGCTGCTAATGTTGGAGAAAAAGTTGCCGCATGGATGGTAGAAATAATTCAGACGACGGCAGGTCTTGTTCAACAGGATGAACTTGAAAAGCAAAAACAACAGAAGCGAGCGGCTGAACTAAAAAATAAGTTCGGGGAATACCTGCTTACAGAATCAGCAGGATTCTGTCCTAACTGTGGAAGAGAACTAACCGTTTCAAATAATGGCCAAACCGAGAAGGTATATGAAGTCAGCCTCATAGACAAAAGCGCGGAAGCGAAGCCGGAGAACCTTCTTGCTATGTGCCCTATGTGTCATGCGACATATCTGATTGATGACAACAAAAAGCTCTGCAAAGAGCTGCAAGACAAAAAGAAAGTTCTTACAACTCATAAGCAGAGCGTTCGGTTACTGGATGATCTCCCTCTTGAAAAAGGAATCACCGGTGTCATTACCAGAATTAAAAAGCTTAAGGAAAAAGACCTGATTCAGGCGGCACTTGATCCAAAAGAGCTGAACAAGAAGATTGATCCAGCACAGGACTTGGCACTGTATTTGTCAGTGAACAATTATGTGACCACATATTTTCTGAAAATACACGAAATCATGATCAGTCTTGATAAGAGAAAAGTCATTGATTATGAAGAAGTTCAGGATCAGATGAAGGCAATTTACCGTCGCCTAAAGAAAGCAAATAAAAGTAAACTGGAAATATTTACGGAGATTTCCAACAAGGTACATAGAGTGACTCTTCAGGATGATATTTTTTGCCAGATTGTGGTTTCTTACTTTATACAAAGCTGTGAGGTGTTCTAATGCAATTACCGAATAAATTATATTCATATGAAAATAGCACCTTGGCTTTAATACCAAAGGTGCTGAAAGAACTTCAATATGGATCGAAACTGGTAAAAGATTTATATAACGCTTTGAAGCCGTCACTTGACGATCCTACCGATTTCCTATCGGTTATGGATTGCCTTTATGCGCTTCGAGCTGTTGATATTAATGAAAAGGGGGAAGTTTACAAATGCTTGTAGAAATGATGTCTCCCGCATTTAAAGAAAAGGATGAGGTAAGACCTCCGATAAGGTTCAAGGATGGTCTTAATGTTGTTCTTGGAAAAGAGGACGGCACTAATTCCATAGGAAAATCGTCAGCGCTACTGGCCATAGATTTTGTTTTTGGAGGTAATACCTATATTGCCAGCGACGGCGTGAAGCATATAGGCGATCACACGATCTTCTTTACCTTTAAATTTGATGGAAAGGAATATTACTTTGCCCGAAATACAGCTTCTCCGGAAGAAATTCAGGTTTGCTCAAAAGGATATGAGCTTACCGGAAGTGTTAAAACCCGGCAGGAGTTTGTAGACTGGCTTAAGGAAAAATACAACATGGATTTTCCGGGGCTATCCTTCAGATCCACTATGAGCAGCTTCTTCAGAGTGTATGGTAAGGATAATACCAATGAACGCAAACCACTCTATGGCATACCGGGAGATGGGATGCAAAAGTCCATAGACAGGCTGGTCAAGTTATTTGACCGTTATCGTGACATAGAAGATTACACGAGCAGGCTGGAGGAGCAGAAGAAAAAGCTATCCGCTTACAGAGAAGCTCGTAAGTATCGTTTTGTATCAGATCTTGTCGGCGGCAAAGAAAAATATGACGAGAACCTTGCGGAGATTCATTCTTTGCAGGTGGAATTGGATACCTTAACTTCCGAGCAGGTGGAAACACACTCGGAAGAAGATATAGAGAAAAACAAGCTGAAATCTGACCTGAAGGATAAAAAGTTCAGGCTGGAAGAAAGCATTGAAACAAAAAAGCGTCGGTTAAGTCTGCTTGATATGAGTCTGAGCTATGGACTTTATCCCACAGAAGCTGATCTTTCCGGCTTGCAGGAGTTCTTTCCGGAAGTTAACCTCCGTAAGCTCTATGAGGTGGAGGGTTATCATAAAAAGCTGGCCTCAATACTGGATGGTCAGTTCGCAGCAGAACGCGACAGTGTGCAGCGTGAAATTGAAGATCTTCAGAGTCAGGTGGCGTCAGTAAATGATCAGATCCGGGAACTGGGCATGGTTGGAAACCTGTCAAAAGAGTTCCTCGATAGGCACTCCGAGATAAAGGGAAGGATTGATGCCTTAAAAACTCAGAATGAAGCGTATCTGACACTGACCGATCTGCAGGATGCAAGAAAAAAAGCCGACGATATGCTGAAAAGTGCCATAGAAACAATACTCTCGGATATTGAGCAGGCTATAAACGATAAGATGAAGGAATACAACGATTCCCTCTTTGCTGAACGTCATAAGCCACCACACTTGCATTTTAACGAATATAACAGTTATCGCTTCGAAACACCGGACGATACCGGAACCGGGTCTAATTACAAAGGAATGGTGATATTTGATCTTGCAGTATTGAATCTTACAGCGCTCCCGGCTATAGCACACGATTCACTGATCCTAAAAAATATAAGCGACGGTTCCATCGACGGTATTATGAAAATATACGCTGACAGTAAAAAGCAGATTTTCATTGCATTTGATAAGCAGGATGCATATACAACAGAGACGAGAAAGATCGTTACAGATAATAAGGTGCTTAAACTTTCTGATAACCATTGTGAGCTTTATGGTGAATCGTGGAATGTAGAGGAGGCTCAAAGTGAAAACAAGTTATAAGAAATTATGGAAACTGCTAATTGATCGAGATATGACAAAAACTCAGCTGCGAGAAGCGGCAAAGATCAGCTCTTCTTCCCTTGCAAAACTTGGAAAGGATGAGAATGTCACCACAAGTGTACTTGCTAAAATTTGTGGCGTCTTGAACTGCGATGTCTCCGATATTATGGAGATGATACCTGATGAAACTACTGAAAGTGAGGACAAAGTAAATGGCTGAAAAGAATACTGCCAATATCGGCTTTGAAAAACAAATCTGGGATGCGGCCTGCGTGTTGTGGGGACATATCCCGGCATCAGAATATAGAAACGTAATAATTGGGCTTATTTTCCTGAAGTACATCTCTACGGCATTTGACAAGAAGTATCAACAGCTTGTGGCCGAAGGAGATGGATTCGAGGATGATCCGGATGCATATCTTGAGGATAACGTATTCTTCGTGCCGGAGGATGCTCGTTGGGATAAGATTGCGGCAGCAGCGCATAAGCCGGAAATCGGAACGGTTATTGATGATGCTATGCGTGCAATCGAAGCCGATAACAAGAAACTCAAGAATGTGCTTCCAAAGAATTATGCCAGTCCGGATCTGGACAAGAGAGTCCTCGGAGATGTCGTTGACCTCTTTACCAATATGGATATGGGAGAGACCGAAGGTAACCGAGATGTCCTCGGCAGAACTTATGAATACTGCATCGCTCAGTTTGCCGAAAAGGAAGGCAAAGGCGGTGGTGAATTCTATACGCCGTCAAGCATCGTAAACACACTGGTTTCAATCCTGAAGCCATATTCAAACTGCCGTGTATATGATTGCTGCTGCGGCAGTGGCGGTATGTTTGTACAGAGTGCGAAGTTTATTCAGGCACATTCTGGCAATCGTGGCTCGATTTCAATTTATGGTCAGGAGGCCAATCCGGACACTTGGAAGATGGCCATCATGAATCTTACGATTCGTGGCCTTGATGCAGACCTTGGTGCTTACCATGCCGATACATTTACGAATGACCTTCATCCGACATTGAAGGCAGACTTCATTCTGGCAAATCCTCCCTTTAACTATAATCCGTGGGGACAGGATAAGCTGATGGACGATGTTCGCTGGAAATACGGAATCCCGCCTGCAAGTAATGCCAACTTTGCATGGATTCAACATATGATCCATCATCTTGCGCCAAATGGCAAGATCGGACTTGTTCTTGCAAATGGAGCACTCTCCTCCCAGAGTGGCGGCGAGGGTGAGATCAGAAAGAAGATCATCGAGGATGACCTTATCGAAGGCATCATCGCTATGCCTCCGCAGCTCTTCTATAGTGTAACAATCCCTGCGACGCTCTGGTTCATTTCAAAGGGCAAGAAACAGAAAGGCAAGACAGTCTTTATTGATGCCCGCAAGATGGGACATATGGTAGACCGTAAGCATCGTGATTTTACGGAGGAAGATATCCAAAAACTCGCGAATACATTCGAAGCCTTCCAGAATGGCACACTTGAGGATGAAAAAGGCTTCTGCTCTGTAGCGACGATACAGGATATCGCAAAGCAGGATTATGTTCTTACACCGGGTCGCTATGTTGGTATTGAAGAGCAGGTAGATGACGGCGAGCCGTTCGAAGAGAAAATGACAAGACTGACATCGGAGCTTTCCGATATGTTTGAACGCTCTCATGAACTTGAGGATGAAATTCGTAGGAAGCTGGGGGCGATTGGGTATGAAATATAAACTTTCAGATATCTGCGAGTACGCAAAAGGAAAAATAAAGGTGTCGGCTCTTGATGAGAATACCTATATTTCAACCGAGAATATGCTACCGAACAAAGGTGGTATAACTAAAGCCGCATCCTTACCTACCCAAGAACAGACACAGGCTTTTATGAAGAATGATGTTCTGGTCTCAAATATTCGACCGTATTTTAAGAAGATTTGGTATGCAACTTTCGACGGAGGATGTTCTAACGATGTTCTTGTCTTTAGGGCAAAGGACGGAGTAAGCAGCAGATTCTTGCATTATGTGCTGGCAGATGACACTTTTTTTGATTATTCAATGGCTACATCAAAGGGAACAAAGATGCCTCGTGGTGATAAAAAAGCCATTATGGAATACGAAGTGCCTGAGCTCTTATATGAAGACCAATGCAAAATTGCTGGTGTCTTGGAGGTGATAGACGAAAAAATCGATTTAAATACGGATATAAACAAGAATTTAGCAGCTTAAAGGTCAAGGTCGGAAACGTCTATCTCACCAGACATCAGCTGCGGCAATAATGTATCTCGTAAATCAGCAAGATGGGAAGTTTCAGCTTGTCTTTGCGAAATCGTTTCAAACATTGGAGCCACAGTCTCATGGAAACGAGTGAGTATATCCTTTGGAGGAATCAAAACCGATGTATTCTTGAAATCTGTCTTATTAAATTTGGGCTGAGCAGATCCTCCTTTTATTCCCTGTATGAGCGCTTGGCCTTGGAAATACTTAAACCAAATATAAAGGTAGTAGCGTAAATGGTCGTCCTCTGGTCTAAGCATAATAATGTTATTTCCAAGGGTCATGCGACCATCCAGTTTTGGGCAGAGAAATACACTTCCCACATCACCAACATTGGAAATGATAATCTCTCCGCCATATAGGGTAGATTTGGATAAGAATTCATAGGAATGCTGGTCAACGAAAACTCCAAAGGAGCCCGACTTCAAATCGGTGTTTCTGATGAAGTAAGCATAGTTTGGCTCTTGATATAGGTTGACATTAGCTTTTAAAGACGCAAAACTGCCATTTGCCACATAGTCGGTTACGAGCATAGGCAAACTGCCAACCTTAACAACTGCGAAGTCCTCTGGTATTTCTCCAAACTCAGAGTTTACACGAGGGCTGTTAGGAGATAAGGAAAATGCAGAGAACCAAGAGCGAAATAACACAACAGCTTGCTCCTCTAAATTCTTGTTTAACATACAACCATAACTCTTGCGAGTGGCAAGAGTTAAAAAGAGGGATTGCCACTCCGTAGTCTTTCTCTACAGAAAAGGAGAACTGACTATGAAACAGAAAGTAATTAACGAGGTTATGCAGGGTATGCTCGGCTGCCTCAACAATGTGCAGTTGGAAAGACTGCAGGAAGTGCTGGAACATGCTTTGTTCCATAAGCAAGTAAGCGAGACGGAGGAAGAAGTAAATGCGGCACTAACAAATGAACAGCTTTTGGATAATTTTCTCGCGGCAAAGCGGATCGAGGGATGCTCCGAAAAGTCGTTAACTTATTATCGGACTACGATAGAAACGATGACAGTAAAGGTTAAAAAGAATGTCCGAGAGATGGAAACGGATGACCTGCGTACATACCTGACAGAATATCAGCGGGAGAAAAACTCCAGCAAGGTCACGGTGGACAATATCAGAAGAATTCTGTCGAGCTTCTTTTCTTGGCTTGAGGATGAGGATTATATCCTAAAGAGCCCGGCACGCCGTATCCATAAGGTGAAGGCAGCTTTGACCATCAAGGAGACATATACCGATGAGGCCTTGGAAAAAATGCGCGACAATTGCGAGGAGCCAAGAGATCTGGCACTGATAGATATGCTTGCTTCAACAGGAATGCGTGTCGGAGAGCTGGTTCTGCTTAACAGGGATGACATCAACTTTGAGGAGCGGGAATGTGTTGTGTTCGGTAAAGGTAGCAAAGAACGGATGGTGTACTTTGACGCACGGGCTAAGATCCATTTACAGAACTACCTGCAAGAACGCACTGATGATAATCCGGCACTGTTTGTATCGCTCCGGGCTCCGCATGAGAGGCTGAAGATCGGCGGCATTGAGCGTAGGCTTCGAGAGCTTGGGAAAAGGTTGGATATAGAGAAAGTACATCCGCATAAGTTCCGCCGTACACTTGCTACGATGGCAATTGACAAAGGGATGCCGATTGAACAGCTGCAGCAGCTGCTTGGCCATAAGCGGATTGATACGACACTGCAATATGCGATGGTAAAGCAAAGCAATGTAAAATTGGCACACAGAAAATATATAGGTTAGGATGGTAAAAATATGGCTGAATGGGTAATGAAAAAGCTGAAAGACATAGCGAATTTTAATCCAAGGGAATCCCTTGCAAAAGGCGTAGTTGCCAAGAAGGTCGCTATGGACAAGTTACAGCCTTTTTGCCGGGATATACCGGGATATGAGCTGGAGCCATTCTCTGGCGGCACAAAATTTCGTAATGGAGATACGATCATGGCCAGAATCACTCCGTGTTTGGAAAACGGAAAAACTGCAAAGGTCGCAGTTCTTGATGACGGAGAGGTTGGCTTTGGCTCTACGGAGTATATTGTGTTTCGCGCCAAAGATGGTATAGATGAGGACTTTATCTATTATTTGGTTTGCAGTCCACTTGTTCGCGAGCCCGCGATAAAGTCGATGGTAGGATCATCCGGAAGACAGAGAGTTCAGGCGGATGTGGTTCAGAATCTGGAGATAATGGTTCCGGATTATGAGGAGCAGAAACGGATATCCGGTATTTTGAAATCACTGGATGATAAGATTGCAGCAAATACGGAGGTAAACAAGAATTTACTTGAGCAAGCGCAAAGCATTTTTACCCAAGAGTTCCTTATGTTCGACCGCATCCCGGATGGCTGGCAAGAAAGTTCTCTGCTTGGTATTGCCGATTACCTCAATGGCCTCGCCATGCAGAAGTACCGTCCAAAGGATGATGAGCAGGGTCTGCCTGTTCTTAAAATCAAAGAATTGCGTCAAGGTTCCTGCGATTTTAACAGTGAATTATGCTCACCTTCCATCAAACCGGAATATATTGTTCATGACGGCGATGTAATATTCTCATGGTCGGGCAGTCTCCTTGTTGATCTTTGGTGCGGAGGGACTTGTGGTTTGAATCAGCATTTATTCAAAGTCACATCCTCCACCTACGATAAATGGTTCTATTACGCATGGACAGACCACCATCTGCAAAAGTTCGCTGCTATCGCTGCGGACATGGCCACAACGATGGGACACATCAAGCGCGAAGAACTGTCAAAAGCAGAAGTGCTGATCCCTTCGCAATCTGACTATGACCGCATAGGTGGTCTTCTTGCTCCTCTATACGATCTTGTTATCGCTAATCGTATAGAGAACCGTAAACTTGCATCCCTGCGTGATGAGCTACTTCCTCAACTTATGTCGGGACAGCTTGATGTTTCGGAGGTGTCATTATGAATAAAAAGGAACTGAGGGTTCCCTTTAATGCTCCTCTCAACGAGCTGGACACTGAATTGCAGACCTATGGCTGCCGTCAAAACAATCCCGACATCTGCGGTAACAATGGCCTTGCTGGTGTTTGCGCTTTTGTGAGCAAGGATGGAATCTGTCGTAAGCCATCTCGTGCATGGAAGAAGCAGTACCAAAAGCTCAAGGGTTAAGCTGCTAAATTCTTGTTTGAAACGGAGCGAAGATGAATGAAAAACACCTCTAAGAAGAGGATAATGTAAGAAATAAACGAAGGAGTGAGACTCATGTCAGGATTTTATACCGAAGCGGACTATGAGAATTCGATAATCGAATTATTCCAGAACATGGGATACAGGTATGTCTACGCGCCGGATTTGGAGCGTGACTTCCGTAGCCCTCTATATGAAGAAGAGTTGGTATCAGCGTTGCACAGGCTGAATCCGAAATTGCCGGAGGATGCTATTACGGACGCGCTGTTCAAGTTGAAGAATTTTGAAAATGCTGAACTTGTCCAGAAAAATGAACTTTTTATGGATTATCTTCAGCATGGGATCGAAGTCCGGTATTTCGTTAAGGGCGAGGAGCGCTCCGGCCTCGTCTATATTGTCGACTATAAAAATCCTGAGAATAACTCCTTTGTCGTAGCAAACCAGTGGACTTTCATTGAAAATAGCAACAAGCGTCCAGATGTACTTCTGTTCCTGAATGGTCTGCCGGTCGTGCTTATTGAGCTGAAGTCGCCATCTCGTGAGGAAACAGATGCTTCCGAGGGCTATCTGCAGATCAGAAACTATATGCAGGAAATCCCGTCAATGTTTATTTATAACTGCATCTGCGTCATCAGCGATCATCTGACCAGCAAGGCCGGAACCATCACTTCCGGTGAGGATCGCTTCATGGAATGGAAAACAAAAGACGGCAGCTATGAAAATACGCAATACGCTCAGTTTGATACGTTCTTTGAGGGAATGTTTGAAAAAGAGCGCCTGCTGGACATCATCAAAAACTTCATCTGCTTCTCCAATGAGGGATTGAAGAAGTTTAAGATTCTGGCTGGCTATCACCAGTATTTTGCAGTTCGAAAGGCTATCGAATCTACAAAGAACGCGACAGTAACTGATGGTAAAGGTGGCGTATTCTGGCATACACAGGGCAGCGGAAAATCTCTGTCTATGGTCTTTTATGCACACCTTCTGCAGGAAGCGCTGGATAGCCCAACTATCGTAGTAATTACCGACCGTAACGATCTTGATGATCAGCTTTACGGACAGTTTGCTAAGTGCAAAGATTTTCTGCGTCAGGAACCGGTGCATGCTACCTGCAGGAAATTGACAGAGACTTCCGGTAAGAATGATATAGGATTGAAGGACTGGCTGGACGGTAGGCAGGCAAACGGCATCATTTTTACGACGATGCAGAAGTTTGAAGAATCATCAGAGCCGCTTTCAGAGCGCCGCAACATCATCGTTATGGCTGATGAGGCGCATCGTAGCCAGTATGGATTGAAGGAAAGAGTTGATGCCAAGACCGGCGAGATAAAGGTCGGAACGGCACGTATCATACGTGACAGCCTTCCAAACGCTACATATATTGGATTTACCGGAACACCTATAGCTGCAAAAGATAGAAATACCCGTGAAGTTTTCGGCGACTATATCGATATTTATGACATGACACAGGCCGTAGAGGACGGCGCTACAAGACCGGTCTATTACGAAAGCCGTGTTATTAAGCTGAAATTCGATGAGGCTACGCTTCATCTGATCGATCAGGAATATGACATTATGGCAAATAATGCTGATCCTGAAGTGGTTGAAAAGAGCAAGAAAGAGCTTGGTCAGATGGAGGCTGTTCTCGGAAATGACGCTACCATAGATTCACTGGTTAATGATATTCTTGATCACTATGAAAATTACCGAGCCGATCTCCTGACAGGAAAAGCTATGGTTGTCGCGTATTCCCGTGCAATCGCTATGAAGATTTATAACCGTATTCTTGAACTGCGCCCAAGCTGGAAAGAAAAGGTTAAGGTTGTAATGACCGAGAGCAATAAAGATCCAGAAGAGTGGCGTGCTGTTATTGGAAATAAGCGCCGCAGGGATGAGCTCGCCAAGGAATTCAAAGACAATAATAGCGAAATGAAGATCGCCATAGTTGTTGATATGTGGCTGACTGGATTTGACGTTCCTTCTCTTGCAACGATGTATGTCTATAAGCCGATGCAGGGCTATAACCTGATGCAGGCCATTGCCCGCGTCAATCGTGTCTTTCAGGATAAAGAAGGCGGCTTGATCGTTGACTATGTTGGCATTGCGTCAGCATTGAAGCAGGCCATGAATGACTACACAGCACGCGATAAAAAGAACTATGGTGATACCGATATCGCCAAAGTTGCATATCCGAAGTTTCTTGAGAAGCTTTCCATTTGCCGTGATCTATTCCACGGATATGACTATTCCAAGTTTACAAACGGCACCGATCTTGAACGCTCGAAGGCTATCACCGGTGCGGTTAACTTCATTGTAGGCACTGACAAGGAAAGAGAACGCGAAGACTTCATCAAAGAGGCACTGTTGTTGCGTCAGGCTTTGTCTCTATGCTCATCGCTGGTAGAGCGCGACCTACGTGTCGAGGCGGCATTCTTTGAATCTGTCCGCGTGCTTGTTATGCGCTTAATGAATCAGGGCGAGGGTAAGAAGATATCTTTGCCGGAAATGAACGCCCGTATCAATGAGCTTCTGAAATCAAGCATCAAGAGCGATGGTGTTATCAATTTGTTCTCTGATGTTAAAGAAGAATTCTCCCTGTTTGATCCTAAATTCCTTGAGGAAATCTCAAAGATGAAGGAGAAGAACCTTGCTGTTGAACTTTTGAAAAAGCTGATCGCTGAGCAGATACAGATCTACAGACGAACAAATGTGGTCAAATCCGAAAAGTTCAGTGAAATAATACAGGGCGTTATGAACCGGTATCTGAACGGAATGCTTACCAATGAGGAAGTCATCGAAGAACTCCTGAAAATGGCACAGCAAATCCGAGAGGCTCACGATGCAGGAGATGAGCTTGGTCTCTCTGAAGATGAGCTGGCGTTCTATGATGCTCTTACCAAACCGCAGGCGATTAAGGACTTCTATGAAAATGATGAGCTGATTGCTATAACAAAAGAGCTCACGGAGGCGCTCCGAAAAAATCGATCCATTGATTGGCAAAAGCGTGATTCAGCGCGTGCCAAGATGCGAATGATGATTAAGAGACTTCTTAAGAAACATAAATATCCGCCGGAGGGAATGGATGATGCGGTTGCCACAGTAATGCTTCAGTGTGAGCTATGGACAGACAATAACGATATGGAGCATCGGGTAGTTAACTATGCTGAGGCTTTCAGTAAAAAAGCACAGGATTTGCAGATGGTAGCGGAAGAACCTGCACCATACGGAACGAAGAAGGAGGAATAACCTAATGGACGCGACAAAAGGTAATATCTATGCCATCTTAAATGGAAATAAGCAGTTTCTCATTCCTGTATATCAGAGATACTACAGTTGGGAGACGGAACAATGCAGTCGCCTTTGGAATGATATCGTTGACATGCAGAAAAAGGATAAGGTCGGTCACTTTGTTGGCTCCATTGTAAATATTGCGGAGCAGGCAATGCCGACCGGTGTTCAGAAATATATGATAATTGATGGGCAGCAGCGTTTAACCACGCTGAGCTTGCTGCTGATTGCCCTCCGCGACTATGCGGAAGAACATCCGGAAGATGGCACTATCAATGCTCGTCGCATCGATAATATGCTTCTGAAGAACGAATATGAGGATGGTGACGAGAGGTACAAATTGCTTCTTACAGAAACTGACCGTGACCTACTGATTAGTCTCGTTGAGAAGAAGCCAATCAGTGATCCCGGTCTGTCGCGCATCCTGTCAAACTATAACTTTTTTGCCGGTAAAATAGCTGATATGGAGTTGCAGCCGAAAGATGTCTACGAGGCTATAGGTAAACTACAGATTGTCAATATTACGCTTGATCGAAATGTGGATGATGCGCAGGCAATTTTCGAGAGCTTGAACTCTACAGGTAAAGAATTGTCTGAATCTGACTTAATCCGAAACTATGTGCTGATGGGGCTTGAACCGTCAGAACAACGATATGTATATGAGCACATGTGGAGACCGATGGAGCTGCTCTTTGATTATGAGAAGCAGGACTCTGTCATGGATAGATTTTTCCGTGATTACCTGACGATGAAGACTACGCGTATCCCGAAGATCGACCGGGTTTATGAGGGATTCAAAGCCTATCACTTGAATTGTGAATTCAGCACGATTAGGGAACTTTGCGCCGACCTGCTGACCTATGCTACATACTATACAAACATGGTATTCCGCAGGAGTGACAAGCCTGTCTTAAAATCTTTGTACTCAGATATTGGCGATCTTCGCATGGAAGTAGCATTCCCGTTCTTGCTCAAAGTGCATAACGATTGCACAGAGGGCGTTATCACGGAAGATGATCTTATTGAGATTATCAAGATGTGCATCAGTTATGTATTTCGTAGAAGCATCTGCGACATTCCGACGAATTCGCTTAATAAGACGTTTGCGACGCTGCGTAATGAAATCAAGACCGATGATTATATGAATTCTATTAAGGCCTTCTTCGTACTGCGCGATGACTATAAAGAGTTCCCGGATGATGAGAAATTCGAGAAGGCATTTGTGTCCCGTGACATTTACAATATGCGTTCCAGAAACTTCATTCTCAGCCACCTTGAAAACTTCGGGAACAAAGCTCCAATCATTATCGAGAATTATACGATTGAACACATTATGCCACAGAACAGCAATCCACGTGACGAGTGGAAGACTATGCTTGGCGCAAATTGGAAAGAGGTTCAGAAGACCTATCTGCATACAATAGGAAATCTGACACTAACAGCTTATAACTCGGAAATGAGCGATAATCCATTTATGGTAAAAATGGATATGGAGGGTGGATTCAAAGAAAGCGCTCTGCGTCTTAATGCCTATCTGGTAAAGCTGACAGAGTGGAATGAACAGCACATAAAAGAACGTGCAAAGTTGCTGGCCGAAAAGGCAGAACAGATATGGACTTATCCTGAGATTACTGCTGCTGAACTTGCGCCATATCAGGTAGAGGAAAAGCCTGCCCAGAAATACACGATTGACTCTTACGATATCAATGCATTTACACGGACGCTTTTTGATATGCTCGACAGACGAATTTGTAATCTGTCACCGGATGTGAAGCGTGAGTTTAAGAAGCTGTATATCGCCTACAAGTTGGATACCAATTTCGTTGATATCGTTGTTCAGAAACAGCGCCTTCGAATTTCTTTGAATATGAAGTTTTCAGAGATTCACGATCCAAAGGGACTGTGCAAAGACATCACCGGTCTTGGCAGATGGGGCAATGGTGATGTTGAGGTGTTTTTTGAACATACGTCAGAGATTGACGATGTGATGGAACTGATCGAGCAGTCATACAGTAAACAAGCTGATGAATAAAGAGAGCGGGTGAGCATATATGGGACGAAATTTTACGGATTTTCTGGCAGGTGCTGGATACTTTTTGCTCGACACTACGCGAGAAGCGGTTTTGAGGCATGACGATGAGACAGCGCAGCAGGAGCGAGAAGCTGGGATATCGATTTTAACGGCGGCACTTTATGAATCTAAAACAAAAGACGCTGAAATAGTTCGTCTTCTCCAGAAGTACTATGGCCTTAGAGAAAATGAAGCTCAGGAACAGATCAGAATTGAGAGAACGATTAATTACCCATGCCGCGAACTGGAGTCTTATCTTATGAGCACGGAAGGATTATCGCAGCAGGAGGCTCAGGATTATATCATCAATCATGGCACGGTAGACTTACTCCGGCAAGAGAGAGGGCTCTGGAAACTGTCGCCAAAGGAACTGTTGAAGCGGATTGAGTGAGAGGATGTCTGACAATGGATTTTGATGTGTTAAAAAAAGAACTTGCTGAGCACAAAGTTTATACGGCTTGGCAATTTATTGAAAATACGAATGCAAATATAAGGGTAGCACAGTATTGTCTGGACACCATCACAGCGATTTCTGCAAAAATGACTGAAGATGCACATAAGAACAACGAGGAAATATCAGAGAGAATAATAAACCACAAGAGCGTTGCTATAACTGATGCGGATCTACCAGACTTTTTAATAGATATCGCAGGCAATGATGTCGATGGTTTTTTCTTGATACAGAAACTAATACGGGATTTTTATCAGTATCTTAGAAATAGTTTTGATAGTATCGGACAAATTGCAAACGCTGGATTGTTGGCTAATAAAGGGAAGAAAGTAGACAAAACAGACTTCCCGGCAATGAAGGATAGATTTCAACAGCAAACGTACTCTGGAGAATTTCCGCTTACATCAGCATGGTTTTCAAAGACTGATAGCGATGATGAATTCAAGTATATTGATGCTGTATGTAATCGTGTGAAGCATACAGCCTTTATAAATAATCAGATTTCGATAGGATTGTTTGGCTGCGAGAACAAGATGAACATGGGAGCTTTTCTCAGAAACGGTGAGCAGCATGAAAAGGCCGATCTTAAAGATAAGATGCAGCAAGCGATAAAATTCACGGAGGATAGCTATATAGAATTTCTTACGTTTTTTTCTGCGGAGTTTAAGAATGACCTCCATGTTTCGGGACGTTATCATGATGGCATCAAAGTTTATCAGCAGTATATGAAGGATAGCGAGCTATCATCCTTCTCATTACCATATATTGTTTCACAACAACATTTCGATGCAATGCCCAATGAGATTTATGTACTTCTCCTAAGAAATAATGAAGGTGAAATAAAAGCAGCGGATTGTCCTTTTACATCGATACTTATCACTTCAGCGGATGATTATAAAACTGCTGTAGGTAGATATGTTGCAACAGCCGAAGATACGGTAGGAAAAGATAACATAGTAAAGTATAGGAAATATATCAAGGATACTTCTACAGCCGATCCTCAGATAGCAATAATTAAGTCTATGCAGGACGGAACTGGAAAATTTTATCATGCGAATCCTTTCTTTGACTTGCAAACTGTATCTGTATCAGATGATGATACTTTTTTAAAGCGAGCAGCACTTCCATTCTGAACATTCGGGAACGGAAGATTAGAATTGAGGCGATGGGATTTCAGACTTGTTTCCTCAGAGCGAAGTCTTGAAGCGGTCGGAAAATCTGTGCGTTTGCATTATATAGGTAGGAGCAAGGCCTTTGACCTGTTTCCGAGAACGTACAGGGGTAAAAATCGGTGTGTTTTATGACAAAAACACGCTTTGATAAATTCCCGCGAACGAACGCGAATTTAGCTACACACCTGACATCAATCTGGAGCAATCGAGCCACACGGAATGTGTGGCGGTGCTGGAAAAAGCGGAAAAATAAATATCTCTGGAGGTTGATGGATTCCGGGCTTTTTTAGGTGTGAAAACGCTGCGAGAAAGCTCGATTTTTCTTACAAAAAAGGGGGAATCTACTTGAAAAAGAAAAAAGACGAAATAATCATCCGTTCCAGTGCAGCGGAATACTTAACCTATGTTGCCTCTGTGGGTGATCAGCAGGACAGCATTGAGATGCGCTATGAGGATGAGAATATATGGCTGACACAGAAGATGATGGCCGCATTATATGACGTGGACGTTCGTACAATCAATGAGCATATTAAGAAGATTTATTCCGACTCAGAGCTTGAGGAAGATGCAACTATCCGGAATTTCCGGATAGTTCAAACAGAAGGTTCCCGTCAGGTGACTCGTGATACAAAGCATTATAATCTTCAAATGATTATTGCGGTTGGATTCAAGGTGAATAATGAACGGGCAGTGCAGTTTCGTAAGTGGGCCAATGGCATTGTGAAGGACTACACCATCAAAGGATGGGTCATGGATGATGAACGTCTGAAACGAGGGACGTATCTGACCGAAAAGTATTTCGATGAACAGTTAGAACGCATCCGCGAGATTCGTGCGAGCGAAAGAAAGTTCTATCAGAAGATAACCGACCTGTATGCTACCGCCATTGATTACGATAAGAATTCTGCAACCACCAGAAGATTCTACGCAACTGTTCAGAACAAGATGCATTATGCAGTTCATGGA